AGATCATGTGCATGACACGCGGGACAGTCCAGCGATGGATCAACGAACAGCGACCAGAACGAGAGGTCAAGAAGATGGACCCGTATGTTTCGATAGACGAAAAGACCGCGATCGTGGTCAAGTGGGCCGAACTCATCGCAAGCGGTGAGAGTCGTAGCAGTGCAGCTGCATCGGTTGGTTTTCCGACCATGATGCTTAATCGATGGCTGATGTCGGAACCGGCACTTCGTGTGGAGTTCCAGGAATCTGTTGGCAAGAAACAGAATAATCTCGGTCGTAAATCATTCGACCAGATAATGGTCGAGATACGCGCAGGACGTCCTGTGTGGCGTGATGGCGGTCGATTCAAGATACAGCTGGTAGAAGCAGCACTCATGCGTTATGAGCTCGATGGCGCGAACGTCTGGCGGTGCAAGGGCTTCGCGACGTTATCAGGGAACGATGTCCTAGCGCGAGATTGGACGGTGGTCTCATGAAGTTCCGTGATGTGATCGAGCCATTGATGCATGGCAAACCTGTCACACGCGCATCATGGGAGCATGATGTCTACGTGCGCTACAGTGACCTATACGAGGCCTTCGTGATGCACGCTATTCCTGAACCGAAGATCATCCAGGGAATCACCATGTATCCCGAGTGGATGCTTGCGGATGATTGGATGTGGGGTGAGTATCATCCATTTAAGGACGAGATCTATTGGACACAGACAACCTCATAAAGACGATCATGGCGAAGCCGTGGTCAAGCACCTACAGCCTACTCAAGGCTATCGGAGCGTCCAGCCAGCAAGTCGACGAAGCATGGCGCGACTATCGTCGCAAGTACATGCGGAGTCAGCGCTGGCAGGACATCCGCACGAAGGCGCTCGAGCGCAGCGGTAGAACATGTGAGCAGTGTGGCCGTCGACAGGACGATGGCTACAAACTCGATGTGCATCACATCACCTACCTGAGACTCGGCGGCGAGCAGATGGAAGATGTCCAGGTGCTGTGCTACATGTGCCACGGACAGCTGCACTACAGACGCAGAGTGCGCCAGGACACGGCAGAATAGAAGCATGGCAAGAGGTAACACAACAGAACCTGAGATCCTGGCACAGGTCGAATCGGCTTTGATCGCTGGTCAAAGTCCTTCGGTCATTGCACGGTCGTGTGGACTGCCACGCACGACCATCATCTCAATCCGTGACAGAATGACGACTCCTGTCGAACAGAGTCGACATGACATCACCTCGACGATTCTCCCGACAAAGTCTCTCGATGATCTTCTGACATCTGTGCTCGAGGACAGCCTGAAGGCGCTACAGGCGATAGCACGCACAGCGCAGAGTGAGCGTTACATCAATGGCCAATCAGCTGCCCAAATTGCAGCTCTCCATGAGCGCATTGCGAACTTCTCGATTCAACTTCTCAGCGCCGCAGCCGAACCAACTTCGGACAGTAACTAGCGCTCAGACAGCCGTCTGTTATCTCGACTACCTTCGGGACACGCTGCCGAATGGTTGGTCGTATACAGCTCGTCATCTCATCGCCATCGCGTCGCACCTGGACGCAGTCGAGCGCGGTGAGATTGACAGACTCGCGATTCACATGCCGCCACGCCACGGTAAGACTGAGACAGTCACGGTGCGATACGGAGCCTATTGCATCGAGCGCGATCCGTTTAGCAACGTGTTGGTCACTGGCTACAATGAGCGCATCGCCAGGCGCTTCAGCAGGAAGTCCAGACAAGTCGTTTCGTCCAGGACTAAACTCTCGAAGGACAATGCCGCACAGGATGAGTGGTCGATGCCTGAAGGAGGAACCTTCATGGCGAGGGGTGTTGGCAGCCCTCCGACTGGTGTCGGCTTCAAGCGCATCATCATCGATGACCCGATCAGGAGTCGCGAGGATGCCGAATCCGCTCTGTACCGCGACAAAGCATGGGACTGGTACACCGACGACCTTTACACGCGCCTTGAACCGAAGGGCGCTCTCATCATTGTTTCGACCAGGTGGCACCACGACGACATCACCAGCCGTGCGATCTCGAGTGAACCGCATCGATGGACGGTCCTGAACCTGCCGGCAATCGCGGAGGAGTCTGACCAGATCGGTCGAATGCCTGGCGAAGCTCTGTGGCCTGAACGCTACGATGTGAAGGAACTCGGACGCATCAAAGAGGTGATGGTCGCGAACTCCGGAGACTACGGGTGGAGTGCTTTATACCAGCAACATCCAACGCCACGCGAGGGGACATTCTTCAAGTCGGACCGCATTACCATCGATGCCGCCACGCCAAACTGTGCGAAGATGTCACGCGCCTGGGACCTCGCAGCGACAGCTGGTAGCGGTGACTATACTGTCGGCGTCAAGATGGGTCGCGATGCTGATGGTCGTATCTGGATTCTTGATGTCGTGCGCGGCCAGTTCGAGACAGACCAACGCGACCGAACCATCAAGCAGACAGCTGCTCTCGATGGTCGCGGTGTGCGTGTGCGCCTCCCACAGGACCCGGGGCAGGCTGGCAAGAGTCAAGCGATGCACATGCTGAGACTTCTCCACGGCAGCGCAGTCAACATCCTCCCTGTCACTGGCGCGAAGGATGTTCGCGCTGAACCATTCGCGAGTCAGGTCGCTGGCGGTAATGTGTACATGGTCGCTGCCGATTGGAATCGCACACTCCTGGACGAACTTCGAGTGTTCCCCCTGGGGAAGAACGACGATATCGTCGACGCACTCACGGACGCCTACGACGAGCTCGTCGGTCGTGGCGGTGGCTGGGGTGCAGTTTAGGTCACAGTAAGGACACAATAAGATCATGGGACTCTTCGACCGATTCATCGGCAAAGCCACTGCCGCGCCAAATGCACTCCTTCCGCCGCCGCTGATCCAGCGACAGACGTCCTACTTCACTGGCACCGGGAACGGAGACTTCTGGAGTCTCCTGACACGTAACCTCCCAGGCTCGAGTTTCAACTGGCGCAACCAGGCTGGCGACTTGATGCTCAACAGCATCGTGGCGATTGGTATGGACTGGTACATCCGCAACTGGTCGCAAGGTGTTCCTGTCGTACGTCGACCGATGCCAGACGGACAGGTCGAGACAGTCGCAGACCATCCGATTCTGCAGCTGCTCGCACAGCCAACACCGAACGTTCCGCCATCGCTGGTCTGGTCGTGGGTCCTTCCAGACTACCAGCTGTTAGGGAATGCCTACTTCCGCAAAGTGCGCGTGTCTGGTCGTGTCGTTGGTCTGCAATACCTGGCGGCTGACATGATGAGGCCAGTCGGCAACAAAATCAATCCTCTCGTCAAGTATCAGTACACCGTCGATGGCACGTCGTACGACATCGCGCTCGAGGACTTGATTCACATTCGATACGGTCGAGATCCGCAAGACTCGCGCTTTGGTCGTTCTCCTGTCACGTCTGTCCTCCGTGAGATCGCAACCGACAATGTGGCTGCATCAGCTGCGTTCGGTATGGTTCGCAACGGTGGCATGCCATCGATCATGGTCGGACCCGACTACAAGGGCGGAGTCGAAGACCTAAGCGAAGACGATGCACGCCAGACGAAGCGCAAACTACAGCAGGACTTCACCGGCGACAACGCTGGTTCCGTCCTGGTGATGACTGGACCATTCAAGGTCGAGCAGGTCAGCCACAAACCATCCGAGATGGCGTTCGACGAAATTAGGCGCAAACCAGAGGAGCGCGTGTGTGCAGCTCTCGGACTCAATCCGCTCGTCCTTCAACTCGGCAGCGGTCTCGAGCGTGCTACATACAGCAACCTCGAGCAAGCAACACGCTCGGCATGGACCGACGGCATGATCCCGCTGATGCGCCAGATGTCCGAAGCGCTCACCATCGCACTCCTCCCAGACTACGAAGAAACTCAGCCAGGCGATTATCTCGAGTTTGACGTGAGTAATGTTCCGGCACTTCAAGCCGATCTCAATGAAGACGCTGAGCGTGCTGAGCGCCTATACAAGAGTGGCATCGTTGACCTCGCCACAGCGAAGCGTGTCGCTGGTGTGACGCCATCCGACGACGACGAGGGTTATTACCATCCGACAGCTGTCCCGGTCCAGATCGGCGGACAGGAACTTCTGGTCCCTGATGCAGCGCCTGTTTCAACGGCACGCACAGCTGACGAGACAGCGAAACTCGTCGGTGCTGCCGGCGCTTTGATTCGTGCTGGCTTCGAGCCAGAAGCGGCACTCCAGGCTGTTGGTCTCAACTCTATCCAGCACCTCGGTCTGCTACCTGTCACAGTGCGAGAAGAGACGAAGGCATATGACGAAGCATCCGAAGCAGGACTGAAGTTTATTCCCTCGAAAGACATGAAGGAAGAAGCGCAACGCGCCATCGAGTGGCGTGATGCTGGTCGTGATGGCGGGACAGCCGTGGCATGGGCCAGGGCGAACCAGATCATCAATGGCGAGAAGTTGTCCGAGTCGACTGTCCTTCGGATGTACTCATTCTTTCGACGTCACGAAGTAGACAAGCAAGCGGAAGGATTCCGACCAGGTGAGGATGGCTATCCAAGCGCCGGTCGTGTGGCATGGGCTGCATGGGGTGGCGATGCTGGCTACAGATGGTCCACAGCTGCACGCAAAGAAATCCTCAAGCGCATGGCACCGAAGGAGAACGGGAAAAGTTATCACCCGTACTATGGTTACGAGCTGACGGACGCTGATGCCTGACATCTATCAGGTCAATGAGGCCTATCGGAATAAACTCCGCGCTCGTGAGGATTCAGCGCTCGCTGAGATGCGGAGGACGTACACCGTCCTGCAAGCAGACAACCTTCAGCGCCTCGAAGAGATAACACAGGCGATCGAGGAAGCACAGGCAGCGGGTGAGGATGTCACGGCGCTCAATGACTATCAGGTGCGACTCACGGCACTGAACGAGCAGATGGCCAGACAGGTCACGGAGTTCGCTCCTCGAGCGACTGACATCGCCAGCAACGGTCAGAGAAGCGCGATACAGCTCAGCCTGGACATGCAGGAGAGTCTGGTGCGTGCTGTCGCTGGTGTCCCTGATTCGGTGAGCATGGCCATCGATCTCAACTGGAACCGACTACCGGTCGAAGCCATCACGAACGTGGTCGGCTTCGCTGCTGATGGTTCACCACTCGCTGCACTCTACGAAGCCATCGGTCCTTTTGCACGCGACCACGTCACCATCGGTGTTGCACAGGGTCTCAATCCTCTACAGGTCGCCAGGCGCATGTCGAAGACGTACGAAACTCTCGCACCTTCACGAGCTGCTACCATCGCACGAACAGAGATGATTCGTGCCAACCGCGAAGCACAGCGCCAGACATTCGAGTCGAACCTGTCTATCGTCAAGGGCTGGTCACGCGTCTCCGCTGGTGATGTCAATGTGTGCCCGGTCTGTTGGGCGCTCCACGGAGACCCGAACCCTGTTGCGACAATCGTTCCATCGCATCCAAACTGTAGATGTACGGTGATCCCGCTGACACCGACGTACGCCGAACTCGCTGGGCTTGACCCGGATGCTTTCGGTGAGACGCCGGAACTACCGACACGCGATGAGCAGTTTATGATGTTGACAGAAGCGCAACGTCGACAGGTGCTCGGACCGTCGCGGTATAGGATGTGGGAAACAGGGACATCACTGTCGGACTTTGGTAAGGTCGTACCGAACGATTTGTGGGGTCCACAAGCAGTGGTCGTACCATTGAGGGATTTATGACATGCAGACACTGGTGAACTTCGGGAGTGCAATCAAGGCAGATGACAATGGTCGTGTGCGTGGTTATCTTGTGCGCTTTGGCGGTCAGGACCTTGAGGGCGATTACTTTACCAAAAACACCGACTTCGGTCGACCGATGTCTCCAGGCGTACGTGTCCCGATGAACCTCTACTATCATCACGGCCAAGACAAGACCATCGGCAAATCACGCATCGGTTTAGGCTTCATTACTATGGACGACAAGGGTCTCTGGTATGAGAGCCAGGTCGAGATGGCTGACCAGTATCAGAAGATGATCCAGGAACTCGCGAAGTCTGGCAAACTCGGATATTCATCCGGCGCCACGGGTCACATGGTCGAGCGCAAGAAGATGTCTGATGGCCGCTATGAGATCACACGCTGGCCAATCGGTGAGGCATCGCTCACACCGACTCCGGCTGAACCGATGAACATGGTCAAGTCCTTGAAGGACATGTATGGCGACATGGAGGGTGAGATGGAAGAAGAAGAGATGATTATTCCTGTCGCTCCTGGCGAAGACGTTGCAACATTCGTCGAGAACGTCTACGGTGACCTTGACAAAGAACTGGTCCACGAAGGACTCGAGGCACTCTACGAGCGTCTTTGTGCAGGTGTTACAGCTGCATATGACAGTGGACTCGGCAGCGGACATGTGGATGCGATCATCGATGCATTCGCAGTTCGTGCGAAGGAACTGAATAGCAAAGTAAAGGATCCGGCAGCGGAAGCACAAAGCCTTAAGGCTATGCTCGAGCGTCCGACATCCATTCGGGAAGTGGAGCGACGTCTGCGGGATGCAGTTCGTCTCTCACGTAGCGAGTCGACAAGATTCGCCAAAACCATCTGGAACGAACTTCGAGACGAAGTATCGAGCGAAGATGTTTCCATCGTCGAATACTCGAGCGAAGTGGAAGATGCAAAGTCTGCACTCCTCCGTGAGCTCATGATCTTGGAGTTAAGTCAATGACAATCGAACAACTCGAAGGACAGCGCCAGTCTACTATCGCTGCCGCTAAAGAAGTCCTTATCAACGGTGGCGACATGGCCGAAGCCAATCGCCTGCACACAGCTGCAAAGTCCCTCTCTGAGCGCATCGATATGCTTAAGGAGTTCGGCTCCGTGCCTGCTCCTGTCGCATCCGAAGCGCCAAAGTCTGAGCCATGGAAGAGCGGCGGAGTAGTCCGCAACCCGTTCCCAGGCACACGCGACGAAGCAAACTTCAAGGCATATGCCTTCGGCCAGTGGGTCCGTGGCAATGTCCTAGGAAATGCCAAAGCAGCCAAGTGGTGCAACGACAACGGTGTGAAGTCGCAGACCGAAGGCACGAACTCCGAGGGTGGATTCACCGTCCCTGAGATCGTTTCCTCCAGCCTGATCTGGCTTCGTAACGAGTACGGTGTAGCACGTCGCTTCTCCCGCATCTATCCGATGACATCCGATGTCCTCAACGTGCCAAACGCATCCACTTCGACCACGACTTATTATCCTGGTGAAGCAACCGCCATCACAGCATCCGACATCACGTTCACTCAGGTTGCGCTTACAGCCAAGAAGCTCGCCATCCTGACCATCGTGAGCAAGGAACTCAACGAGGACACCGTCATCGACTTCGGCGCCACACTGGCGCAGGACTTCGCATACGGTCTCGCACTCGCTGAGGATGCAGCTGCATTCCAGGGCGATGGTAGTTCGACCTATGGCAGCATTACCGGAATTATGCCAAAGATCAAGGCGTTGTCTGGGACTTATGCAAACATCGCGTCGATGGTCGTTGGTGCTGCTGGTAGTGGTGCTGCACTCTCAAGCTTCACGCTTGCGAACTTCCAGTCGATGGTCGGCAAGTTGCAGCCATACGCGACAAACCCGCGCTGGTACATGCATAAAAGCGTGTTCTACTCTGGTGTCGCAGACAAGCTGATTGCACTCTCGGGTAACAGCATCATGGACATCCAGAATGCATACGGTCCTGAGCCAACTCTGTTCGGCATCCCGATCTCGTTCGTGCAAAATATGCCGGTTGCAACAGCTGCAAACCGCGACATGGCAGTCCTCGGAGACCTCTCCAAGGGTGTCGCTTTCGGCGATCGCCGTGGTGTCACCGTGGAAGTTTCTGACCAGGTCAAGTTCATCGAGGACGCACTGACATTCAAGGCAACCGAGCGCTATGCGTTCAACTGCTTCGACGTCGGAAACGTCACCGCGACCGTGGGCGATCAGGTTCCTGGTTCCATCATCGTTCTCCAGGCTGCCGCATCGTAGGCTGTCTGACTTCGTAGTCAAGGGGAGCGGGGATGCATACCCGTTCCTCTTTTTCTTTTTAGGATGTAAACCATGCCACTCACTCGAACTCAAGCACTGGACCGTCTCGCGTGGATGGTCGCATCCGATCAGTATCCTTTTCTCGACAGCACCGCGCTCCAGCAGCTCGTCGACGATCACGCTCGATGGACGACGTGGACAGCATCCACAGCCTTCGTCGTTGGTGACATTATCATCCCGACCGTTGCGAATGGTCGACTCTACCAGTGCGTCATCGCAGGGACCTCGAGCGCCACAGAACCTCAGTTTCCACAGTGGACCAGGACAACCGGCTACACGCTGAATGACGGCGCCGGAGACCTTCTCTGGGAAGATATCGGTCCCGCAAACGTCGAGCGCTATGACATCCGCGCAGCTGCGCGACAGGGCTGGATTCGCAAAGCATCCAGCATTACGCATCTCATCGATGTGAAGGATGGTCAGGTCGACGCATCCATGAGTGTCCTTCGTGAGCACTGTCTCGACCAGGCTAAGCGATACAGCCCTATGGTGTTCGTATGATTCCAGCTGCATACAGCAACGCGCTGAAGAACGCGATTCAAGCGTATTCCTACGCCGACCATGTTGCGATCTGGCGAACAGTCAATCAAAGCGACGGCATCGGTGGCATCAGCCAGCACTGGGTCCAGGTCGCTGAGATCCGCGCCACCATCAGCAACACTGGCGACACAGAAGGCATTGTCGGCGGCATGATCGAGCAGTCCGGTACATGGACGCTCACGTGCTCACCAGACATCGAAGTGCGAGCAGATGACCGAATATACGTCAGCGGGAATCCACAGGCGCTGTCGCCATACTACGAGTGCATCGGCAGTGACTACGGTCACACGAACGCTGTGTCGCAGACCATTGCGCTCCGCGCCAGGACAAACGGTTAACCCACTGCGTGATGCGGGATATCGTTCCGTGCCACCATCATATGGTTAGAGTTTTGAGGGGTGTATGTATGAGTCCTGAGATGTGGGTCCAAATCGGAATACAGGCGTTTATCACGACGATGTCTATCGGTGCCGCATGGGTGGCACTACAGGTCAGGCTGACGCGCCTGGAGACTCAGGTGGCACACATCATCTCGACACTTGACGGGCAACAGCAAGAAGTCAGACGCATCGAGCAACGGCTCGGTAAGTTGGAAAACAAGGTCAGCGCTCTGGAGGCGATAATACAAAGATGAACAGCATATCAATCTCACGCCTGGTCGTGGTCGTTCTGATCGCCTTCGTCGCGAGCTTCTCAACGGTCTTCGGCGATGGCATCCGCACAGCTGAAGCCAAGGACATAGCCGAGCTCGGCGCAGTTATGGCACTTTACGGAAGCAAGGCTGTAGCGGCTGGTGTCACTGCTGCGATGTCTGCTGCGCTGGGCTTCTTGACGATGCCGTTCAAGGGGACGAATGCGAACAGTCTGAAGGTGGGCAAATGAACCTGCAGAATTACAGGCTGGAGCCTAACCCGTTGAGTCCCGGTGACTGGATTGTCTTTGGTGATATTTACGACAACGACGGCAACCTGCTCGGTACGTTCGGCGAGAATGGTACGAGTGTATTTGGTTGGTGGGTTACGCAAGATGCGGCATTTCAACAGGCATATAGCAACCAGTTTGCTGTTGTAATGGCTCAAGAAATCGTTTTAGGAACGGCTGAATAATGGCAACCTATTACGTTCGTAATGACGGCAGTAATGCAAACACTGGCACTGGCCCTGCAACAAATCAAGCGTGGCAGACCATTGCGTATGCCTTTGCAAACATGACTCTTACGACCGGCACAAACTATCTGTACATTGCGCCCGGTGTTTATCGTGAGTCTGTTTCTCTAGGTGTTACACCAACTGCGACCAATACACTTGTGATTGCCGGAGACCCGACAGCATCACAGTTCAGTGGTATCACTCCTAATCAGGTTAGACTTACCGGAGCTGCAAATGATAGCTCAACAAGTCCAACCGGCACACGTATTGATACAAATGCTAAGTCATACATAACAATACAAGATATTGTTATTGAAGGTGCAACAAGTCAAACTGTCTCCACATTTATAGTATCTGGGACAAATACCACAATAAACAGGGTTGTTGTATATGCTGTTTATTATGCAGGTACGCCATCACAAAGTTTGGCTATTGAAACTCCAAACACAACCAACAATCAAATAACGATACAAAACTCCACTTTTATTGGTGGTTCAATTGGTATCAGAATACGGACTCCTGTTGCAACATCAGGAGTATCTGGCGTGATTGTTCAAAACTGTCGAATTATAACTGGGCATAACAACAGTACTGGAATCTATTTACAACCCCAAAGCGGAACAACAATGTCGTCCGTTTTAATTACAAACTGTTTTGTTATAGCGAGCACCTGTGTGAATACTGAGCGTGGAAACACGACTGATACTCATTTTGTACAAAACTGTATTTTAGCTGCTGGTAGTACAGGTATTTCTTCTGGTTCAACGTCGGTAATCGTTCAGCGTAACAATATAATTAACTGTAGTAATACTCTAAGTAATGTATCGACTACAGCAAATACAATTTCTGCTGACTTCCTTGGTGTCGACCTGACACAAAACCTACTGCAGGGATTCGGTCATATTGCTCCATTTGGCACACTGCTAAACTCAAGAAATACAGGATTTGGCATAGCGACAAACGCACCTGTAACGGACTCATATGGTGTGGCTTGGACTGGTGCAACGCCTGACGTTGGAGCAGTAACATACAGAAGTCTGTCTGCCGTTGGTCTATACAATCCAACCGAGCGCAACGCATCTACAATCACAATCGCTCCCGGCTCCACCTCACAAAGCATCGAACTGTACCTAGGTGCTACAGGCCTCACAGCCTCGTCCTCTGGTCTCTCAGCTCGCTACAACCGTACACGCACAGCCTCTGTATCCATCCCGCTGGTAGCCCGTACAATCGCGCAGGCGTGGACTTCAGGCGGCTTTGCGGAGGTTGACTCAACCAACATGCCGGGCGTGTATCGCATCGACATTCCCGATGCTGCACTGGCTGCTGGTGCTGATGATGTCACTGTTGTCGTAAGGGGTGCGTCAGGTACTAACGGTGCGGTAATGACTGTCAAACTGTCCTCTGGTGGCTTGACGGAAGCACAGACGGCTGGCGCGGTGTGGAACTCTGCGACGACGTCATACACAGCAAATGGTTCATTCGGCTTGAACGTCCTTCGTGCAGATCAGCAGAACAAAGCAGGAAACGTCACACTGCATTCCTCTGGCAATGTCAATCGTGTCGATGCTGATGTTCATGCAATCGCAAACGATGCGGACGCCGCCACGGAGCTGAAGGGTGCGCTCCTTCACAATGGCACGGACTACATCAGCGCGGAACTTCTATCGCCTGTGTCAGCTGCAACGAGCGTACACATCGGACCTTATCAACTCCTGGCTGATGGCCTCGGAGCAGACCAGCCTCTCGACGTCAATGTCGGAACAGCGACGTCCATCGATGTCCAGGTAACAGACGCGAACGGCACTGGAATCGACATCACTGGTGCGACAGTCAGCGCGAAGGTATACAACAGCGGTGGAACGCTGGTCGCAACGTATGCGGGCACTGCAACGTATGCGGACAATGGTCGCCTAACATTCGGCTTGACGACTACAGTGACCAACACGTCTGGCACGTACACCGTGACCGTGACCAGAACAACGGGTGCGACGGATACGCAGATATTTGGACCGCTGCGACTTTATGTGAGGCCAGTATGAGTGTGAACATCCTACAGATAACCGAAGACCCGGAACAGGTCACGCAGATCGCGGCCTGGACTGGAGACTGGCACACATACGTCGTCAGACTCGTCGATGAGAACGGCTCACCGATTGACATCACTACAGGCACGTTGTCAGCGACGTACACGAACGCTGCGACAGGCGTGGCATATAGTTTCGTGACTGGTTCCGTGACGCTCACAAAGTCATTGTCGTCACAAGGTATCGTCACGATTCTGAACCCTGCCGCATACCCGACAGCAGCTGTGATTCGCTTGACTTTGTCGCTGACTGTGTCGACCACGGTGCGACGCTTCGGTCCACTGCTCATCGAGGTGCTCGCTCCGTGACAGTCAAGGTCGACCTGTCAGGCTTTGACGACGCGGAAAAGCGTTTTCGCATGTTATCTGTATTTCTTGAGAAGGCTGTAAAGGCTTCGTATACGGGAATGATTGCACTGATGACAGGCGCAAAGTCTGGTCGCACCTACAAGATCGGCAAGAAGTCGTATCAAGCATCCGCGCCAGGACAAGCACCAGCGGTGCGAACTGGATTCCTGCGGACATCGATTACTATCGGCAAGGTCAACGACTACGAGTACATCATCAGCATCGCGGCGCCTTATGGCAAAATACTCGAGTTCCAGATGAATCGTCCATTCGCTATCCCTGCCAGCACGAAGGCATGGACAGTGTTCCAGGGTGTAATAGGGAAGTACTTCAATGGTTGAATCACTGGTCGTCGACGAGTGGATTTACGACACGCTCACAGCTGACGCTACGCTCCAGGGACTGCTGGCGGTAGACAATCGAGCACCGTCGTACCAGCAGGGTATCTATTTGTACTTTGCGCCGGAGAAGGACCCGATCAGTCTCAAGCAGCCACAGGTGCCATACATCGTGGTTCGTCATTTAGACGCCGGCCAGACCGACACGACATCGGTGTGCGGTGGCCGCATCGTGACCACGTCAAGTCATCAGGTGTGGTGCTGGGACACACAGTCTGGTGCTGTCTCGATGGCACGCATCAAGGGCATCGTGGACCGCATCGACACGCTTCTAAATCAGCAAAGTGTAAACAGCACCACTCCTGTATTCTTTTTGAATCGCGCTAGCGTAAGCTCATCGATAGACGTGTCGCAGGATGGACGCGTCGACAATGGCATAGCTCAAGTCTATGTCGCCACAATAACACCATAGAGGTATCTTTCACATGGCCCGTCCACTACTTGCAAAAGACGTCACACTGACGATCACTTTCACCGCTGCCGCCTTAACTGGTGACACGATTGCACTTCCGACAACGACTGCGACTTCGGTCCAGTGTTTGGCGAAGAGCTTCAGCACGACTGTCACACAGAACATGGTCAATGCCACCGCATTGTGCGCCGTATTTGAGGCATCACTCCCGACGACACAGGCTGGCACTGTCAACCTAGAGCTGTACATCGACAACACCACTGGTCCACTGTTCACGAGCAAGGTCGGATTCGGCTGTGAGATTGATGTCGACCTCGATGGCGCTGCTTCTGTTGCTGGCAATGTCGTCAAGTATTTTGGTATGGTCACAGAAGCAGGGCTGTCCCTGACTCCGGAAGAAACACAGACCGAGACCGCAACCATCAAACTTGGTGTAAGTGGAATCACTGGTTTGTCAGGATCATAATGAGTTCAATCTTTGACGCTATTCCTAAAACTGAAAGTCGACCGAACTATGTAGTCGACATCGAGCGCTTCATCGGTGCACCTGGTTCATTCGTATTCCGTGAACCGAAGGCATCCGATCTGTTTCCTCGACCTGAAGTTCAGAAGGCGCTGAAGATTGCATTCCCTGAGTTTCCTGACCAGATGCTACAGATACTGATGATCATGGCACGCTGTTATGTGATTCAGCCTGGTGATGGCGAAATCAATCCAGGACGCCGCTTCGCGCAGCTCGCTCGCGACCGCTCCGACATCTATCTCTATGTAGTCGGAGAGTTCGCCAAAGCGTTCCCTATTGACATCGAAGCAGCGGTAGACGAAGTCCCAAACGACTAGGCGGGGTGGCGCAAAAGATACTCTACACTTCGGTGAGACATCTCAAGCGTCATCCCAGCGAGACCGATTTGAGCCTGGACGAGTTCGCCGAAGTCGCATGGGCTGGTGAAGTCTGGGAAAATCAAATCGTTGAGATCGTCAAGGCCGTGATGTCGGTGCTGGCGAAAAGGACTATCTAATGGCGCTCGGCATCTTCGATATTGTATTCAAAGTTTCAGGCGCTGGCGATGCTGTTGCGGCACTGAAGAACATCAAGACCGAAGCAAAGTCAGCGGCTGATGGTCTGGACAAAACCAAGGACAGCACAGCCGCTCTCGCAGGTCAGGTCAAAGGTCTACTCGTCGGTGGCGCAGTCATTGGATTTGCTAAAGGTGCACTGGATGCAGCTGCAACATACGACTCACTGTCACGCGCTGTAGCGACAACTGTCAGTACCACTGACGAACTAAATGCGCAGATGGGGCGACTGGAACAAATCGCCGCACTCCCAGGCATTAACCTCGAACAATCCATTCGTGGATTCGTCGGTCTTCGTTCTGTAAGACTAAGTGCATCAGAAGCCGAACAAGCATTGAAGGGTATGGCAAATGCCATTGCATCGACTGGTGGTTCTGCTGAAACACTCGGTCAAATGACAAAGGGCATGACCGACATGGCCGCGAAGACGAGCGTTTCACAGGAAGAAATCAATCAACTTGTGGAGGCCAGTGCTGTCGCAGGAAACGCCATCGAGGCGGCATTCGGTACGCGAAGCGGTGAAGCCATCTCAAAGATGGGATTCACTGGAGCACAGGCTGTTCGCAAGATTGCAATCGAACTCGGCAAACTTCCACAAGCATCGGCTGGTATTCAGACTGCAATGGACAACGTCGGTGATGCCACCTTCCGTTTCAATGTGGCACTAGGCAATATTGTCGCTTCATTCCTTGCTGCATTCGGCCCAGAGATTATCAAGAAACTAGAACAGGCGACTGCTCTGGTGAAGCTCATGGCGACGGAAGGCACTGCACTTAACAACGTGATGAAAGCATTGATCGCTCTCGCTGTTGTCTCGTTTCTTGCTGACATGGCTGTTCAGTTCAATGTTGTTGCCAAAGCTGTAATGGGTGCAGTGGCAGCGATGAGAGCATTGAATGTGGCCGTGCTCATTGGTAAGGCTGCGGCAAATCCTGCCCTTGGAATAGCGGCGATGGCTGCGGCAGCAATTGCTGGATTCGGTGCATATAAACTGTTCGAAGAAATTGACAAGGCAGGCCAGGCTGGCAAGATGACAGTCGAAGCGACTGGCGGCAAAGCAGGTGAACTGACTCCTCCTGCCGTCACTGATATTGGTAAAGCAGCAGGAACAGCTGCTGGTGCTGCAAAGTCGACCGAAGGCAAGGGCGGCGGACTCATCAATACCATGGTCGACATCGCGGCATATGCAGCCAGGATGCAAGCGGCATTCGTCGATATGGCGAAGTCAATGGAGGGTCACCTATTCGAGATCGCAAAGAACACAGGTTCCACTCGAGATCTGCTTGACCTTCGGAAACAGACATTCGGTGGCGGACGCCTAGGCGCCATCGGTGTCACGGCTTCGGAACTTGCAACGGCTGGAAACAACCCAACAAACGTCGGTGGAGTCGGCATCATTCCGCAGACGCTCATTCCGGCAAGCACGGATCTCGAGCGCTCGATGCGGAAGATGATGATCCAGGCTGGACGGCAGAACCTTGTGACCGAAATGAGAAGAATCTAAATGGCGACAAACTGGCCACTCTTGGTCGAAGTCGACTGTCCTGAGCCACGACCTGACAAGGGCCGTGTGTGCGTCGGTGCTGATGGGACTTCATGGGACCGACAGAACTCTACTGGATGGTTTGACTCTGTGACCATGACGGCCATGCCGGCGCCTCTCCCTGTCACTGAAGGATGGTCCACCAACTTCGCGGGACTGTATGCGCGTGTGCCACGAAGCGCCTACACGCTCACTACAG